TGCAAAACCTGCAACACATACCCAAGCTGTTGCTGGTCTCCAAGATGATTGAAACCAATTACCTTTAGCTTCTTCTTTGTTTACTTCTATTTGTGCTTTAGCAATTTCGTGAATATGCTTTTGCGACATGGTTGCGATTTCATGCGCTATCTTTTGTTTTTGATCTGCGTCTGGAATGAACTTGTCAAGAATCTTCGTTACTGGTTGTATCAGTTTTTCTATCATTATGTAGCCTTATAAAATATTCAGCATCGACTAAGGCGAGAGGCTTTGTTCTATTTCTTTTTATTATAACCAAAGGTTCATAACCTTTACAGTTTTCTTGTGATTGTTCATAAGCTTTCCACACATTAACTGCTTCTTGGTTTTTACATTCTATTGAATAAGGAAATTGTTTGCGGGATTGAACTCCCATAATGACATCTTCGCCATTGGATCCCATTGGTCTTGACTCTAGGTCTTCAGGATCAAATCCTAGCAGTTCAATGAGTTTATCTACCACCCATTGTTGTAAAGCCCTGCCCTTGGCTTTAGCAGAAGATGGCTTCACTTTTTCTTTTTCTTATACGTTACTTTTTTGCCAGCTTTTTTAGCCGCTGCTTTTGCAGCTTTCATTCCTTTAGCTGTATAAGAGTAATGTTTTTTACCTACTTTTGGCATTTTTTTCTCCTGGTTTTTATTGTGTTGTTATGTATTTTATCCGCGTGTTTTTGCAATGATCTTTCTAAAAGTTTATCTATTAAATTAACTAGAAACTTCACTTGTCCTTTTTCATTTTCTTGCTTATCCACATGTTTTTAACAAGTGATGGTTTTTTACCAAACTTTTTATCAGCTTGCGCCTTTGCGGAAGAGTAACCTTTTTTGCCTTTTAGGGTTGTTTTTTTACCCTTATATTTCATATCCCATACGTTTACCATTTTTTACAACTCCAATACCTTGGTGTTAGCTTGCTAGGTGGATTAGTATCACATTTATGCCTTGCTCTAAAAGACTTTCTTCTTTTTGGTTGTGATTTTTTAATTGTCATCTTAGGATCACCAAATCTAACCAACTTAACTTGTTCTCCTTGCTTTGCCAGAACAGCAAACTTTTTAGACTTTCCCGGTGTTCTTTTTGGTTTGTTGTAACCACTAAACCTTTCACCTCTATATGTAATTGCCATTATTTGTTTTTCCTTGTTCTAATTATAGGTCTTGGCTTCATCAAGTTATCTAACCATTCCCATGCTTCAATTAAATATTTCTTCATTAATGTAATTCTTTTTCCTCAATAAATATTATTTCAGAGTTTGCGTTGACCTCACCATTTGACATCAAGCTCATAATCTTTAGTGCATCGTCTTTTGTTTTTGCTTTAATTTCTTTACCAACATAAACCATATCACCTTCAAGCACTTCTAAATTAAATATTTTGTGTTGGTGGTACATTGCCTGTAAATAATCCTTGAGCTTGATCTTTTGCACTTTGTCGTAAGGCCTCTCTGTCTCTTTCCATGATTGCGTTAAGTTCAGCAATGTTTACCTGTGCGCCATACTTAGCTTGGAGTTCCATTGCTTTGACTTTTAATTGTGCCTCTTCTATATCTCTTTGTCTATCATCATCAAGAATGATTTTCATCCTATCTGTTTCTGCATCAATCAAGGCTTTCTGCGCAGTAACTTGTGCTTTTTGCATCTCAGCTTGTGCCAACATTTCTTCAGCAGATGGTTTATCTTGCTCTGGTTGTGGTGGCATTGGAGGAACTTCAGCATTAATAAATGAGGTAGAGTCTTGGAATCCAGCTAACTCAATCATTCTAGTTAAAGTATTAGAATATTGCTGTAGATTTACTAAAGGATTCTGTGGCCCTAGCAATTGCATAATTTGTTCTTGCTTGCTTGCGATATTTTGTAATATTGAGAACTTTTCTGTATCAGATGACTTAGATATGGCTACATTAACCACTAAGTCTTTGTCTGTATCCCAGTATCTTGGATCTACAGGTACAAATTTACCGTTTAATCTAAAGACATCTTGGGCGTTTTGATGCTTGATAACCAAGTTATTTGTGGTTCTGAACATCTCTTTTAGGCCGCCTTCTGCAAAATGTCTGCAAATAAGTTCTACTCTTCCTTGCGCGCCACTCATAGTTGCAGTCACAGCCGCGCTAGTAGTTGATTGTAGCGCTTCAGCGTTAAGACCTGCACTTGCTTTAGATACGCCAGTTCTATTTTCTTTGGCTTCGTCTAAATATCCCAATACTGGGAATGCTTCTTTACCTACAAATGGTACTGCAAATGGTTGTACCATTCCTGGCGCACGCATACGTATGGGTTGTCCTATATCTGTATTTAACACATCGTCAACATTAACTTGTCCTTCAACAATACCCATTCTTGGGAAAATTGAATGACCTAGTGAATCAAGCGTATCACGCATAATTTGTGACTTAGCAGCTTGTATAGGTTTTAAATAATCAGCTGGACATGAACCAATAGCTGTGTGCGGTTCTGGATCAGGACAGAACATGCATATTGGTAAATCATCCCATTGTTCTACATTTAAAACATGAATACCATTACCGATGGTACATACTCTAATTCTTTCATTAATACCGTCACCATCAAAATCATAGAACAAGTAATGCTCTACATATAAAACATCTTTCCCGCCAGCATCGTTTCTGTCTGGGTATACCATATTATCAAATGGGTTTCTTGCTTCTATTTCTTCATAAGCCTCTGGATCTACTGCACTACCGCCATAACTTGCGTATTGTTCTACCTCTTCTTCGTCATAACCCATTGCTACTAAATCAGAAACAGACTTAATCATTCTGTGTGCAACATAGGATGCAGACTGGAGGTCGCGTGCGTGTCTTGATATTAATACTTCTTCTGGTGGTATCGCTTCAATACACACTTGGTTTTTTTGTTTTACTCTTCGAATTGTTAAATCAAAACTTACTGGTATTTCCTCTGTTACTTCTTCACCGCTTAGTGGATCAAGTGTAGTAATGGTTTCTTTAGTAACTGACTCTTCAACTATCTCGACATCTTTATCTAAGATAAGTGCTTGATAAGATGCAGGATCAAGATTCGTATATTCGTGCGTGGTTGCTACAACTGAATCATCCCAAAAAACTTTAACAAAACCAGTCTTCCTAACTAGCGCATCTTTAAATGCATCATATAAAACTTGGAAGCCAGGATTTTTTTGTTGGATAATATAATTAATATAATCAGTTTGTTGTTCTGCAAGCGGAATATCTTCTGCGTTTTTAGGTACAAACTCTACAATTTTTTTCGTACCAAAAAAAGTACGCATGATAGATGGCAACATAAATAATATGCTCTCTCTAACATCCGTAGATATAAATTCTGATTGCACGCTTGAGGTGCTTTGTGGTTCATTACCAAGATAGTATTCGGTTGACTCTGCTCTCTCCTCTCCAACTTGGTGTATGAAATCTTTGGCATCATCCATCTCTGCCTTGATAACACCGCTTAAGTCTAAAAGGTCTTGTTCTTTTTTAACTTCTACAGAGACTTCTTCAATTTTTTTGTTTTTTGCCATAAATTTATCCAACTCTAATTATTCGTGATTTAAGTGGTTGTCTAAAATTATAACCAAAATGGTTACCACTTCCACTAAAACTTGCAGCTGAACTTGCCATTGTTAATGCAAGCGCATCTGCCTTGTCTGGTGACTTGATGCCACGTTTGCGCATCTCGTCTTTGCTTTCAATTTTTATTTTACCACTAGATGTGTATTTATATAAGGGGGAAGCTAACTCTGCTTCTAGCTCATTATCATGAGGTAATCTGCAATCTCTAGAACTTAACCAGTCTTTAATTGCAAACCATAATTCCGCGCGTAGGTTCAAATAATTTTTTTTCGTTGATGGTGCTTCTGCGACATTGACTCCACGCACGGGTAAGTTTTGTTCTAATAATCTATCTACTACACCGGCACCGAGTCCAATAACATCAATTAGTATTTCTTGTGGTCTTTCTATTGCAGTTGCATCATCATAACGATTTTTAATTACACCGCACAGTTGCATTAAATCCATAGATGGAAATGATTGAATTTCAAGGACATGATTTCCCTGACGCACGCATAGGGCAGAATTGTCTCCACCAAATCTTGCTACGTCCAATCCCCATACAATAGGTTCACTAGCTGCGAGTGAAACATCTCTATCAACTGCGCTTTTAATTAGTTCCATTGGTATAACAGTATCATCATCCGCGGTTGGGAATTCGCCCATCACCTCCACGCGTGCGACTGTAGAATCTTCCCCGTACTGCTCAATCATTTTGCTGAAGAGATCTTTGTCAGTACCTTCAACCGTGCGTGAGTCTATCTGTTCGTTTTTCCAAAATGCTTTTGCGCTGTGGAATGAATCATAGAATGGCCCTTGGTTCCTGCGTGGGTTAGAGAAGGTAAACCAAAAACGATTTGGAGTTGGTTCAGAAAAGAATCCTTCTGATACAGAATAAATAGGAGCTGGAATACCCGATGCTTCATCCATAATCAAACATACTCCGTATGATGAGTGGATACCTGCAAACGCATCTGGGTTTTCCTCACTCCATAATTGTGCTTGGGCGTAGTAGTAACCAGTATCTATCTTTAGATCTCTTTCTAATGCTTGATCAAACCAAGCAGCTGGTTTTATGGTTGTTGCAGTTTTTGACCACCAATGAGAATTTAAAGATAATGTAAGCCACTTACCAAGCTCCGCCCATGTTCTACTTCTTAACTGTTGTTCTGTGTTAGCAGTAACAATTACTGTTGATCCTAATCTGGTTGATAACATCCACAAAATAATCCAAGCAACCAAAGCTGATTTACCGATACCACGACCTGATGCTACTGCCATTCTAAACATCTCTGGTAAATCCTTAACACCATTACGTTGAATGTGTATTGTCATTTCTCGCAAAATTTTTTCTTGCCACTTCCTTGGCCCTTTAAATTCTTCAAGGGGGGTATCCTTCATTCCCCAAGGAAAGACAAATTTGACGAAATTTAATGGGTTATCTTTAATTACTGGTGACCATAATTCGGTCATCAATAGCTT